TCGTGTGTATGTAGGTATTCTCCACATCCAACCTGCATTCATTTTCTTTGCAGTAGTAAAACATCTGTAATTATCTCCTTCGTGAGGACATTGAAATGCGATTGCTGAGTTTACAAATAATTCATCTTGCTTAGATATAAAATTCATTTCAGGTAGTTCTTTAACTAATATTCTTTTGAATCCTGATGCATCTACAAACAAATCACCTTCATATTCTTTTTCAGTTTTATTACTAATAACAGATTTAACATAACCATTTTCATGATAAGTAATTTCATCTATTGTATCATCAAACAAATGAACACCAACTTGTTTACATAATTTTCTCAACCATTCATTTAGTTTCATTGTATCAAAATGAAACTGATTAGGTAAACCATCTTCAACACTAACTTTTATATGTGGTTCATAAAAGTGAGAAGGAACTGTTTTGATAGCATGTTTACCTTCAGACATAATTCCATAAACACCATATTCATCATCATAGTGTGTTGTAGGAACATTTTGTCCTAATAAAGCATGAATATAATCACTACCATTCCAGTTCTCAAAATAAACACCATACTTAAATGTTGCAAGACACTCTTTAACAACATCTTTATGAGATGCTTGAACTAATCTTCTAAAATTATTAAAATGCTCTGTACTACTTTCACCAACACCTACGATACCTATTTCAGGTGATCCTATACACATGATGTTAGCACCAGGTCTAAATTTTTTTAACATGATTGCGGCAAAGAGACCTGAATTACCTGCACCCAATACTACAACTGTTTTCATATGTTTATCTCCTCTAACACCTCTTTATGTGTTTTCGTTCTTGTCTGATTTTTTCTTATATCTAATTCTATATGTTTACTCATCAAGCGATTATTCAATCCCCATTTAGTTATATATTCGCTATATGAATTTTTATCTATAAGATTTAAACCACTCATTACTTGAATCCAATTATGATAACCATATAGTGCCTGAGGTTGTAACATATTAAATTCTAATTGTGTAGGTGGTTTTCTACCCCATAGTTTTAATTTTTGTTTTAAACTTTTAGGTAAAGGTTTATACTTATACTCTTGCCAGAAAGGTGTATCTTCTCTACCTGTAACATAATGCAATCGAATAAATTCAAATGCATTATAATAAAAGTCTTTCATTCTATCATTATATAAATCTGATATGTGTTCGTCATTCTTATCAAATGCATGTAAATATTCTAATACATTTATTGTTTGTAATATACCTGTACTTAATGCCGCCGCTTCCATAGGTTCAAAGAAACTAGATGCTATACCTATCGCTACAACATTTTTAATCCAACTCTTTTCTAAATGACCACTACGAAACTCTTTTATATTATTTACAACATCATCTTTTAAATCAAAACCTAAACCTCTAATTTCATCTAATGCTTTTTGAGGTGTGCAATATTGTGAACTATAAACATAACCATTACCTGTTCTATCTTGTGTAGGTGCTTGCCAGAACCAACCACTCTGCATTGCTTTTGATAAAGTAAACATTCTAGGATTATCTAATGTTTTATATGGAAAGAATAATGCTCTATCAACAATTAACTGGTCTGAGTAATCTATGAAGTTAGGTTTGAATTGATTAATTAGTAAACCTTTAAAACCTGAACAATCAAAAAAGAAGTCTGCGTGATATTCTTTACTACCTATAAGACATCTCATATAACCTTGTTCATCATATTTAAAATCATTAATGTAATCATCTATAATTTCTATATCAAACTCTTTACATTTTCTTTTGAGATAATCATTTAAGGCAAAGTTATTAAAATGAAACTGAAGAGGCATGCCTGTTATAACACCTTCAGATTGTGATTGATTTGTATATTCATCTATACTTTCATTTAATACACTAGCATACATTCCTAAACTATAACCTTGATAATGAACAGGTTCACCTGAATTATATAAGTTATTATCATCATGTGTAAGTTCAGTATGATAATTATCTAAACTATGAAAATAACGATGTCCTGGATATAACCAATCTTCAAATTGAACACCTGCTTTTAATGTTGCTTTACTCTCTCTTATAAACTCTGCTTCATCTATTCTAGCATGATTAATAAAATGCTGAACATGTTCAGTTGTACCTTCACCCACACCTAGAATAGGTGCTTTTCCTGATTGAATTATTTTGACATCAAAAGGACTATTTTTATAAAATCGTTTTATTAATATTGCTGACATCAAACCAGCAGAACCGGCACCCAATACAATGATATTCATAATTACTCCATAAACTCGTCTAAAGCACCTTCTTTTGATTGTTGCTCTGCAACTCGTTTATCATCTTTTGCTTTAGCGATTGCTTGTTCCTTATCTGTCGGTATTTGATTTTCTTGTAAGAATTGTAGATACTGATTTCTATATTCAGCATCATCGCCCTCTAAAGTTGTAACGGCATCTGACATCATCATTTCACCGATTAGTTTTTGTTTCAATTCTGTTTGTTTCTTTTCTTTCTGTATTCTTCTCAAAAATGCGTAGTATATAATTTGTGTAAAGTATGCGAATGGATTTTGCGACTTGTCTGGATTAAAGTTATGTATATACATCAAACAGTTTTCTATGCCGTCTGATATCATATCATGCTTGTATGTATAGTTTATAAAGTTAGGTCTGTACGATAGATGTTGAGCAATCTTTAGAAAACATTCACCTATGTATTTTGTAACAGGTGGTTTTTCTTTCTTTTGCTTTTCTGCTTTATCTACCGCTTTTCGATATTCTATAAGAGCAACAAGAAACTCCTTGTTGTTTACATAATGCTCTTTTCGTGCTTTGGTTTTTGCCATGATTTCTCCATATTTCTTCTTGACACATCAATAAACCGTGTGTATAATCTACGGTGTAGTCCCTTCAAGAACAATACCTTTAGTGTACTGTTGGTTTCTTCTTATTAAGACTTTCACCGCTAATCTCTTCATCTAGATACTCTTCTTTCATATTTTCAATCTCATCAAGTATTTTAGCAAGGTTAGATATTTTCTGTTTATTATCTGTACCAGGTAACTGTTTGATATCTTCTTTTAATGCTTGTTCGCTTTGCTTAGTTAGTTGTTTGTCTAACTCTATTTCTTCTTTTAATCTTACTTTCAAGGTTTCATAATATTTTATCATATCTGGTCTAGGGTCACTTATTGTCAATACATCTTTTTTTCTAATATTAAATAGTTGTGTTTTCGCCATAGGTTCCCAAGGACCGAATGATACATTTTCGTACATCTTGCCACTAAGAGGATTTTGTTGTGATATTCTTATCATCTTAATAGGTTCAGTTAAGGTAATAAAGTTATCATTTTCGTGTGCCTTAACTGTGCTGATAACTGTATCGCCGTTTGAAAGTTTGATAAGTTTAACTGACATTATCATATATTTATCTTTGTTGTTTTATAGTTAAATTTTTCTTCATTGTAAATTTTAATTCTTTCTATCGCATGTTCTAATGTATAATTTTTATGTGCTTTCCATGTTAGGTCATCTGCGATATCAAATAACTTAGCATTTGTTTTTTTATCACCTAAACGCAAACCTCTACCGATACTCTGTAGATTTCTTATACGAGACTTACTAGGACTAGAAAAAATAATATTATGCAAGTTTCGTATGTTAATCCCAGTAGAGAAAGTGCCGTAAGATGCGACAATAATTGCATCTTTTTCTCTTTCAGTAATTGCTCTAATTTCTTCTCGTTTATCAGCATTAACTCCACCATATACAAAGAATACTTTTCTATTCTTCTTTTTCTTTTCTACTATTTGCTCATATAATATTTTACCATGTTTCTCTACATACTGAAACAGTAATAAAGTATTACCTTTTTGGTCTAGTGCTAGATTACTTATAAAATTATTTCTAGGTTCAAAACTGCAAATAAAATCCATTTCTTCTTGATAAGTATATTTTTTAGTTTCTTGTTTTACTTTATCATTGTAGTTTAACATAATGCAACTAATATCTAAGTTTGCTAGTTTACCTTCTTTCATAAGTTTTTTAGAAGTTGTAAACTGTTTTACTTTACCAAACAAACCTTCTAACATCAATGCATGTGTTTTACTACCATCTAAAGTACCTGTAGTACCATATCTTTTATCAGCATCTACACATTTTTCCATTAATGTTTTTAATGATGTTGCTTTAAATAAATGTGCTTCATCACCTATTACACACTTGATTCCTTCATACCATGACTTCGGTAATTTATATACAGACTGCCATGTAGTAATAATAATTCTTTTATCTGTTTCTTTATCATGACCTGAGTATATTCGATGACATTGTTTTTCTACATCGCAACCGTAATCTGCAAAGTCTTTATACATTTGCTCTACAAGTGAAGTAGTAGGTACAACAATTAAACATCTACCTTCAGTTGCTAGTTGTGTTAAACAATAAATGATTAGAGACTTACCAGATGCAGTAGGTGATAACATTACCATACGATTACTGTTAAGACCATCTAATACTGCATCAACCTGATAGTTTCTAGGATTGAATGGTAATTTTAAATCTTTAATTTCTTTTACAACATCTTCTACAGTAAACTTATTGCGATTAAGAATATCATCAAGACCAAGTAGTTCATAACCTCTCTCCTTACAAAACTCTTCTAACTTATGTGTCAATCCTACATACAAAGATTTATTCCACATATTGAATAATCTTATCTTACCATCCCACATACGATTTCTGTATGTAGGCATAAACTCTGCACCTGGTACTTTGAATGTAAAATATTCTGATAGTTCATATGTCATGCCTGTATCAGCACAATCAACTTTCATATAAACTTCATTTATTTTTTCTAGTATTATATAGTTATTATTCATTTAATTTTATCCCATATCCATTCATGAAAATAAAACATAATAGAACCTGCAGGTATACTTGCTATTGCTAAACCGAAAGTATACCACAAGTCACCTCCTGTCATAACTGCATAACTCATAAACCATATCATACCTAGTAGTTGCCAGGTACAAGTTTTAATTATTCTTCTTTTTGTTACAAAATTATTCATCTAACATCAAACTCTTCTTTGTTGCTCCGCATTCAGGACATCTCCAATAATCAGGTATATCTTCATATTTGGTGCCCGGCGGCAGACCTGCATCTGGGTCACCTTTCTCTTCATCATATATTTCTCCACATATAGAGCAAATATATTTACGATATTCCGTTTGTGAATTTATGCCATTCGATTGCATTCTTAATATCCCATCCTCTTGAATGAATACTACGCAAAACACTTTCTAAGAAAGATACAACCGTTTCATAATATGATATTCTGTCTTGCTTTTTAATTAAATCAAAGTCCCCTTGTAAATGTTCTTCCATTTCATTCTTTAAAGGTTTAGCACCTAAATATTGTTGCCAACCTAATTCTGTTAATTCTTTGTCTGACATTTCACCACGATAATATCTCCACTTATGTCTTCTAAGTTTAAAGTATTCGCTTTGTTCTTTTCTAAGATTAAGTCTAACTGTGGAAAGTATTTCGATATACTTAGCATGTAGATTAGGAACTAGTGCCGCCTCTTTACCTAACTCAACATCGTTGATAGGTGCATCGTTCTTCCACATTGTTTGTAATTTCTCTAGTTCTATCATTATTAATCCTTAAGGTTTAGTTATCACAATAGCACAATGACTATTGTTTGTCAAGGCAAATGTTCTTATAATTTAACGATTTCGTAAATATTATATTGAAAACTTGCCGCCGCAGTTAGGTATGTAAGACTTGTATCTGTAGTATCAAATCTTAAACCTTCTAGAGATGTAGGGAATAAATCTTTAAATCTTATTTCTAGATTAGAGTTATTATTGCTATCTGTTATAGTCATAATTGCATCACTCATCGTTGGTGCAATAGGTAGATTTTTAGCAGTATTCGTGCCAGGAAATCTATCTTTATGTCTATTAATATATGCATCATAGTCTGCCGTATTCTGTGCCGTACCTATATCTTTAATCCAATCATACAACTTTCTAAAGTTTTCCATATTCTCATCAACTAAAAAAGTTATATCTAAAGAACCAAACTCTACTTTATCGCCTGGTATATTTAAATCTTTTAGTCTTGTAAATTGTCTTGATTGTCCTAATTGAAGTGAAGGTATGTTTGCAGTTTGACAGGCAAACGATACATTTCTAATTCTGTTCATTGTGAAAACAAAATTATTAGGTTGCAGGTGATTTAGATTTGAAGGTGTATCACCTGTCCAGTTTGTAATGTTTGTGTTATTTGTAAATACCATATGACTATTTATATCAGTTGTAAACACTTCATAAAACTAAATAATAGTATCAGTTGTAGGAGGGTGTCATAGACCCATTAACTATACTAGCAGGTGCCACCACGGCGTTCAATGCCTGCAAGAGATTAATAAGTGCAGGACAGGATATCGAGAATTGTAGCAAACAACTCGGTAGATGGTTTAGTGCGTGTACTGATATTCAAAAACTTAAACAAGAAAATAGCAATCCTACAGTTTTCGGTAAACTTCTATACAAAGGTTCAATAGAACAAGAGGCACTTAATTTACTTATTGCTCAAAAGAAAATTCAAGAACAAGAAAAAGAACTTCGAACTCTTATTACATATACCTATGGTGTAAACGCATATGATGAAATGTTACAACTAAGAAGAAAAATAAGAGATGCAAGAGAAAAAGCAATATGGAAACAAAGACGAATGAGAAAAGATATCTTCGAAGGATTTATGATACTTTCATTGATTGTTTCTTTAGGTAGTCTTATCTTGTTTATAATCGCAGGTGCTCTAGGAAAACTTTAATTCACAAATAAAAAAGGGGGTCCGAAGACCCCCTCTAATGCAAAGTTTATTGCAATCTTTAAGATTACATCAAATTAGTTACTTTAACTAGTCTGTAGTAACTGTTTGAATCCGCTGAGATTGAAGTAAACGGATTAGCAACAATACCATATCTAGTTTTGAAACCAATTTTCGGTTGGAAAGTATTCTCACCAACTGCTCTCACCATTTGTAGTGGAACATATGGGCAGTAGAACAATCCACTATCATATGGAGATGAACCTTTATAACCTACGCAGTAGTATTGGTTGCTATCTGAAGCATTTGCTGAATATGGATCAACATATACTTTGATTTTACCATTTAATGTTCCTGCGAAAGTGTTTCCAGTATCGTCAACATTTAAGTTAGATTGTAATGCTGGAGCATAGTCTAGAACTCCTGCCATTGAAAGAGCAGATGCCACATCTGAAGAAGTGATGATAAAGTTACCTTTACCTCTTCTTGTATCTTGTGCGATATGGTTCGCATCTCTTTCGATTTGGAATAAAAGACCTTTAAATCTTTCAACTGACCATCTTCCATTGGAATCTGTGTCTAAGTCAAAAGTACCGGCACTAGCAACTGCACCCGCTTGGGCACCTGCTTTTGCTGAAGTATAGATAGTTCTTACAACTTCTCTATTGATTTCAGCAAGAATTTCTGCAGAAAGAATATTTGCTAATTCTGTCTCTGCATCTAACCCATGAACTGCTTTCAAGTCTTGTGCAAGTTCTAGAGTGTATTCTGCCTTTAATGCTCTAGTTTTAGCAGTAACCGTAGTTTTCTCGATTGAGAATGCCATTTGGTTAAACTGACCACTATCACCCATAGAAACTGAACCATCTCCTAGTGCTTCACCGTTTGCGGTTGATGCCGCAGTACCTGAAGTATAAGGGGACTCAACTGGGTTTGAGTTAGCATGTGTGCCAACACCAGAAAAGTCTGTGTCTGCTTCGTTGAATAATGCTTCAGTACCACCTTGTGTACTAAATCTAGATTTCATCGCAAATATAAGACCAGTTGGACCAGTCATTGGTTGCACGCCACAAATGTCGTATGCAATCAAGTTAGGCATTGCTCGTCTTACAAGTGAGATAAGAATTGGGTCGAATTTTGCAACTCCACCAGTAT